ATAGCGGAGCAGAAGATGGTAGTACATTACGTGATTTATTATCATCATATAAGAAAAATATAGAAATTAATAATCAGATTATTCAACAAGCACAAGCAGATGTTGAAAAAAGTGGTTATAAAACTGATCAATTTTATGTTGTGCCAGTTAGTAATACAGGGACAGGATTGGTATCCGTAGCCGATACTACAATTGATAACACAGATGTTACAGCAACATCATCATACTTAGATTCATCTGCTGTATTGAATACTCCTGGAAAAAATTATTATATTGGGTATCTAACAGGCAACGGTGTTCCGCCTAATGGTATTCCTTATGGATTTGGGATTTCGTTTCCAGTAACTCCTGGTTTGGGGGATTTTTTCTTAAGAACAGATTACTTGCCTAACAGATTATTTAGATTTGATGGAATACATTGGCTCAAATATGAGGATGATGTAAGAATGACAACAAGTATGTTAGGCGAAACGCAGACTGACAACCCATTGCTGGTAAGAAGAAAACTCAAAGCAAGTTTTATAAACAATATCAATACTGCTACCATTGCAGGAGAAGTTGTAACGGAGCGTCAAGCATTAAGTCAAGTATTAAAACCAAGGGCAGATTTATAACATGGTTATTTACAAATTTACTCATATAGAAACAGGTAGATGTTATATAGGGCAGACTATACAAGATCCTAATCACCGTAGACTAGAGCATATTTGTGATAGTAGGCATACACCAAAAACATATCATTTTCATAATGCTTTGAAAAAATACGGAGTTGATGCTTTTACTTTTGATGTAATTGCTAATGCATCTACTCTGGAAGAATTAAATAATTTAGAAGAAATCTATATTGCCAAATTTAATAGTATCACAAATGGATTTAATATTAGAAATGGCGGCGGAAATAAAACACACCATCCTGAAAGTATTAAGAGAATGAGTGAAGCACAAAAGGCAGCAAGGGTTCTTAGAAAAATTAAGGGTACAGATCAAGGGTGGACCAGGAAAGATGGAGGACCAATGAAGGGCAAAGTACATCCAAACAAGGGAGGAACTAGCACTTTAAAGGGTAAGATGAAGGGTAAAACTTGGGAAGAGATTTATGGTCCCGAGGTAGCAGAAGCCAGAAGAAAATCAATGGCAGCAACTGCCCTTCGAAAAAAATTAAACACGGAGGCAGCGGTTTAACACCGACTGTACTAAATCGGACTACTTCTATGACGGTCAAATACGTAGATATTTGACACAATTTATTCAGATATTCAGCAATTTTGCCTACAAGGATGCCAAAGGCAATCTAGTGCAAGTCCCTGTTCGCTATGGCGATATGACCAGACAAGTTGGTCAAATATTGAGAAAAAACAGCGAGAATGCAATTCCAAGTGCTCCTTTTATTTCTTGTTATATTAAAGAGTTAGAATTTGATAGAGAGCGCTTACAAGACCCTACATACATTAGTAAGATTAATGTTATTGAACGAGCCATTGATGAAAATACTAATCAATATTTAGATACTAAAGGTAGCAATTTTACCATAGAGCGTATTATGCCAAGTCCTTACAAGTTAACATTAAATGCAGACATATGGGCCACTAGTACAGATCAAAAATTACAGATATTTGAACAGATTGCGGTTTTCTTTACTCCAAGTTTTGAAATACAAACTACAGACAATTATCTAGATTGGACCAGCTTGAGTACCATTAGATTAGATGATGTAAATTTTACTAGTAGACAAATACCACAGGGTGTTACTGAAGATATCGATATAATGACTATGACATTTGATACACCAATATGGATAACTCCTCCAGCTAAGGTGAAGAAGTTAGGTGTTATTACTAAAATTATATCTAATATATTTGCCAGTAATGCACAAGGAACAATTGCATCTGTATATGATCAAGCACAGGCCGCAGAAGTATTTTCAAATATTTCTCCAGATTCGTCAGTGATCATAACACCGGGTAATTTTGATTTATTAGTTTTAAACAATACTGCAAGACTTATAAATGCAAACGGAATGGGAGAAAACATAGACATCACATCTCCCAAGAATACAGCATCTTGGTTAAAAATATTAGATTTATATCCTGGAAAATTTAGGGCAGGATTAAGTGAATTAAGATTTGCACAATCTGATGGCAATGAAGTTATTGCTTATATGAGTTTAGATCCCAGTGATGATTTTGCCATGCGACTGAATATCAATATAGATACTGTTCCTAGCAATACAACTATTGCAGGTAGAGGAACGGTTGATGCTGTTATAAATCCCGAGACATATAATCCAGGTACAGTTACAGCAGGCACACGATATTTAATATTAGAAGATATCAACAATAATACACAATTTGGACAACCAGGATACCAGGGTCCTGTTGCATGGCAAAATTCAGATAGTAGTGATTTTCAAGCATCTGCTAATGATATAATTGAATGGGATGGAGTTAAATGGGATATAGTATTCAGTTCTGCATCCTATAAGACTGTTATATATATAACTAATTCATATACAAATACACAATACAAATGGGAAAACGGAGAATGGAGCAAGAGTTATGAGGGCGTATATAGTGCAGCACTATGGAGACTAGTTCTATAAATCAAGTGATCTGCAGTGGTGGCTTATTTCTTGCCAAAGACACTAAACGTTTTTTATTCTTATCAAGAACACAGACTAAAACAGCAGGTACATGGGGATTAGTTGGAGGGAAAAAAGAACCATCTGATAGCACACCCTTTGATGCCCTTACACGAGAGATACTTGAAGAAGTGGGCAAAACGCCCACTATAAAAAAAGTAATTCCATTAGAATTGTTTATTAGTAATGATCAACAATTTCAATACAATACATATTTGTTAATAATTGACCGAGAATTTATCCCATCATTAAACAACGAGCATGACGGATATGCATGGGCCAGTTATGATCAATGGCCCAGACCCTTGCACAGAGCAGTAAAGAATTCTTTCAATAATAAAATTATTAGAGCTAAACTAGAATTGTTATTAGATTTATTTTAAAATCCTAGATTTTTCTGTCTAACAAAATTTAAATCATAGGTAGTCTGAGATACAGATTTACCTTCATTTTCAAAAGGCATAACTGTTGGTTCACACAACCTCCATCCATTCCCCCATTTTCTAGTTAGATATTCTATATTTTGAGCATTAACAATATCTAATTTATTTTTTAATTCGGGTTCGGTCTTTTGAGTTTGTTTTCCATTCTCTAAATATTCTCCACGTTCACCGGTTCCGTGATAATATGTTTTATTCAAAGACATTAATTTTTTAATGGGTTTGTGGATCAACCTCATTATATAGTCAGCATCTTCACAATATGCAGGATATAAGTTTTCATCAAATAGTCCAAATTCTTGTATAACAAAGTCTCTTATTAAGAATAAATCCCAGCTACCTACATTAAAATCACCTGCATGTCCGTGTACTATTCCTATAGTAGGATCTTCATTGGCTGCATTGGCCATTTCTTCTAGCATACCCATACTAAAAGCCACATCATCGTTTACAATAACCCAATAAGGGCTATGCATATAACATTTTATTATAAGATTCCAGGCGCCGCCGCATCCTATATTTGCAGGAAGATGAGATACCACAATATTTTTAATAAATTTGTGATTCATCTTTTTCAAATTATCTAATTCTCGATCAAGTTCTCCTCGGCCATTGTTATTAATAATAACAAAGTTATCAACTGGATAATCTATGCTCATTAATAGTCTAGATACCCAATGTGTACTATTAACTACTGCGGTTCCTATTACTGGTATGCTATTCATTTTTTCTCCATTAACATATAATTTTCAGCTTTTTTAGTAGATGCATCTGTGTTTAACATTTGACCTAAAATTGTTTTGTTTACTAAGTCTGGATGTATCCACCAATCTTCGTAATTGCGCCATTCGTCTGGTGCAATATCTCCTGCAACCATAATGTATCCAAATGACTCTAAATACTTTCTTGATTTTTCTCTAAAGCTCTTTGATTCATCACAATAGTAATCGTGTTCATACGTAATAGTAGCAAATCTATATTTTTCAAATGGTATAGACAATAATATTTTATATGTAACGTCAGGCGGATCGCAATCTAATTGGAGATAATCTATATCAGTAGGAAAATCTAACCCAGTTAAAAATCTGTCATAGTTTATCAATGTAGCATCTTTTAACAAACATGGATTTTTTCTTTCTTTTGAAAATGCATCAACAAACTGTTGTTCTATATCCAGCGATACACCTTTCCAATTATAATTCTGTTCTAGCAATGCTGTATTATTTCCATAAAATGGATTTGCTGCACCTATTTCTAAGTATGTTCCATTTCTTTTTCCATTTAACATAGTCAATACAAACATATCTTGATAAGATTCAGCATGGTTCTTTTCTATTTTATCTGAATCGGCAAACTTTACTCTTAATTGCTGATGTTTTTCTTTATTGAATAATGTTAATTCTTTAGTATGTGTTATATTAAAAAATTTAAGATTTTGTATTACCGCACGTCTATGTGTATCATCGAGCTCGTCGTTTTTTAATAAATCTTTAAATAAGTTTTTTGATTCGTCACATAATCCGCACCACCAGCTGCTAACGGCTTTTTCAAATAGTAATCCATATTTTCCTGGATATCCAACATCTGTTCTTAACCCGGGAAGATTAAAATCACAAACACCTAGTGCAATAGATGATAACATATAACACGAAAACATATCTCCATCACCTTTAGATGTTTCATGTATTCTGCTTAAAAAATAATATGCTTCGGGGCGAGTTGGAATTAATGATATAGCATGTTGCAACAATCCTTTTACAGAAAATGCTCTTGTTCCTTGGGCTTCAAAGCATCTAGCAGCTCTAATTAAACATTCATATTTTAAAAGATCATTATCTGTTCTTTCTGCAGTTCTTATGTAATAAGATACAGCAGATGCTGTTTGTCCTATGTAATTGTAATATATAGCCAGTGCAAAATTATTTTCTGGATTAGCTGGGTCTAATATAAATTTGTTAATTAAAAGTGTAAGTGTATTGGTATCCATTTTTATATTCATAAGTTCACTAAATTTATCCACTGATATTAAATTTAGCCATTCTTTTTTATTCTTTGAGAAATTTTCATAATTCAGTTCTCCATTAATTTTTAGTAAATCTTGTTTACCTTGAGTAATAACTGATACGCCTTCGTCGCAATCAATGGTAAACATTTCTAGATCTATACGAGTTTGCCTTAAACTAACAAATGCCCGCCAGCAATCACCGTTCCATTCGCCGCCACGATATGGAATAATTTGAGCATTTTCTGTTTCCGGCTTCATATCATGACATACAATCACGCCGCCGGCATTTAATACGTTTAATGAATTTAAGATATCTTTTTCAACTTGATCGGCATGATGCAACCCGTCAATAAAAATTACATCAAACAAATCTTTGTTTTCAATGAAGAAATCATCAGATGTTAAATGTATAGTTGCAGGTGAAGTTGGACTCGGATCTACTCCAATTTTTTTATCACACTTAATTTTGGCAAAATTTTCACCGCCAGAAATACCAATTTCTAAATAAGATTTAGCATTGGTCTTTGCAATATAATAATTTATTATGTCTGTTCTATTCATATATTACTCAGTTAGAATTTATAAAATCAGCAAGATCCGTGGCTGAGATTTTTAACAAATACGCAGCATTATCTTGAAAGCCAAACGTAATTAATATGTCATTGTGTAATCTACAAATACCTACAGCAAATTCAACATGAGCATCCATGATAGAAAAATCAGATGTATGTTTTACTATATTCCAATTTTTATCCCAGACAATAAATCTATGTCTATAAACAGCATCCTTACGACCTGCCTCGCTTTGGAAAAGATCCACTTCGTGCGTTAATGCAATGTAATGTCCGTCAAATTCCATTACTTGAGTTCCGCCTCGTATATCTCTCGGCAATGAGATTGATCCACTTAGATATTCTGTTTTAGAAGTTTTATTGATTGGATCAACACTTACTAACTCAGTAGGATTGGTCCATTTTACGTAATGATAAGGCATATCTAAAACTGGCATCCAGTTCTTTTCGCAATAAGAATTTGGATCTTTAGGAGGAGGAATTCTAAATCTAGATATTTCTTTAACTGCATCATTACTGACTACAATTTCAGAAAGTTCCATACGTCCTTGACCATTTGTAGTTGTATCCCTGCGTACACCTGAAATGTATAATTTTCCATCCCAACGCATTAATCTTACATCTTCGAGTCCTACAAAGTCCCACATTGGTTCATAGTTATCAAACGCTGATGTGTCTACTTTATTATAACGTGTAATTTCAAATTTATCATTGAGTTCACAATAATAATTGTCTGTCCTAAGATGAATATCGTTTT